AGAGGATCAATATCACCATCTGCCTCATAAACAACAGTATATCTCTCTGCGTCGAAAGGTTCAAATACAGCATCGGAAACTCCGGTATCTGCAAGAGTAATGGATAAAGTTCCTGTTGCCGATGTTGTTTGTCCAGTAACTTGTCTAACTATAGTTAGATTAGATCTAGAAAGAGAAACATCAGAAATATTTTTAGAATTTAATGGTGCATATAATTGTGCTTTATCACCATTTGTGATTTGAGGTGTTGCAACATTAAATGTGAATGAACCATTTCCAATGCCGCCATTGTTAACGTTAGAGACGGTAGTTATATTCTGTAGAGTTATTGAAAGACCATCTGAAGATACACTCTCAATTCTGTTGTAATGTGGATTTGTTTTTCCAGCAACTTGATATGAAACGATTGTATCTGTTTTAATACCCGCAAAAGTTCTACCGGCACAAGTTGCAACACCCGTTACCGACTCAATAGAAAGAGTATCAGTTGCTTTAAATCCAGAAGGAACTTGTAAGTTTAATTTTGCATCTGCAATAAAGGATGTGGTTAATCCTGGAATCGAATTAAATGATTGGAAAACAGATCTAACATCACTTGCACCATATACTTTAATAGACTGAATAGATCTTGTTAATGATGGATCCGCATTTATCGAAACCTCTTCATCTTGAATAAAAGATCCAGAAGTTTGATTGAGTTTGAATTGAGTTCCTGCGTGCTCTACAACATATCCAGATGCTCCACTACTCATTCCCTTTACATACGACCCCACAGGAACTTCTTGAAGGGTTGCTCCATTATTAAGAGTTAGAACTGTGTAAGTTTGTATATCGAAAAGATATAAATCAAATTGAGTAGCATTATTTTGATATGGGGCATCACTTACACTATGAGAATAAACTCTTGCTTGACCAATTGTTGCACCAGCACCTATAGGTCTTCTTCTAGCGTGAAGATCTATTGTGAAATTATTATCTAATCCAACAAAAGGAGTTCCTTCAACATTGTTGACAACGAGTTTGTTGCCCATCTCAAAGGGAACTGATGTATTTTTAATTTCTCTAACATCTCTGGGTTTTTCTACGTCAATAATAGTTGTAGAAGTTTTCTCAATATCAAAACCCCTTACATATGCTTTACCAGGAGAAACTTTAAGTGATAATAAATCTTCAGATGGTGTATTTCCTTGCTCGGTTCTTTGAGAGGAGAAAAATACACCGTCACTATTCAATCTATCATTTAATGAATCATCAATTTCAATTTTAAATGGATCTACTGCATAATCACCAGACTCTTCATAAGTTCTCTTTGCAATATATTCCTTTATTAGTGAATAATCACTGCTATCTTGAATCTTTTTAACTAAACCATCAGTTACTCTTAAAATTTCTACAAAGTTCTTATCATCAACGTCAGTAATTCTTTTTTTAGATAACTCCGCAGTAATCTTTAATCTATCTGCACCTGGTGCAGCATAGTTTGAAAATCCTCTGGCATTATCATATAAACTATTATCTTCCTGGGCATCAATCAGAGATTCTGTAACAGATAGACCAATTCTATATGATGGTGTATTTGTATACTGATCTAATATGAGAGTTCCAGGTTCTACAAGTATAAAATGACCTCTAATAAAATAAATTCCCTGCTCAATAGAAACAGCTGAGGCAACGGAGGTTGCCTCTGATGCAATTAGTGTTGCAAATGTGTCACCAGTACTGATGGTAGTGTTTCCATATATTAAATTTTCTTCTAGGAATAGAGTTTCGCCATCTCTAAATGAGGTGATTGCAAAATCTGAATCTGCAGTTGTATACTTAACATATAAAGTATAGTCGTCTGTTTCAGATTCGTCGTTTGTGATGACACTCTGAACAACCGCACTTAACTGCGATGTTTGACCCTTTATCTTCTTTCCTATTAATTCTTTTAGATATAATCCTACGCTCAATCCAACATGTGTTGGGTTGATTTTTACTGAATGATAAGAATCATTATAACTTACATTTCCTGGAACTACAACAGAACCATCCTTAAAAATGTGACTTCCAAAGGATTTAATTTGATTTTGTAAAATAGATTGTAGAGTAGTTAATTCTCTAGACTGAACAGGAAAACCTGGTCTGAATAGTACTCTGTAGTAATTATTTTTTTCATCAAAATCGTCATAATATGGGGTGACATTAAGATTGGTTTTTTGTGTCATCTTTTTAGAATTCCAGTACTATTTTAATATCTTCTTTTTGTCGTGGGTTTCGCGAAACACGAGGTCTATTATCCAAATAGATTACATCCCCCGATCCTTTATTTATCTCAGGAGAGGAAACGCCATTAGTAAACTGGACGTCCAAATTAACATTTTTTGCTGAGGTAACTTGTGTGGTAATTCCGGTAAATGATCCATCAATAGTTCCACTAAAACTATTAGATGAAGTAACTGTTCCACCACCCGATGCTCTAAAATCAATTTTTAAAGCTTCACTATTTACAGTCTTAGAATCTTTCTGATCATATGATCCACTATTAAAATAAAGTGATCTATCTTGGAAAAACTTCAGAACTCGTGTTTCATCATCATATGACGCAATATAACCGGTTGCAGTTCCAATACCAGTTACAGTTTGGAAAATTTGATTTCCTGGAATTGCATCTGTTGGTGTTGCAACAGAGGTTAACTTCAAACCTTTAAGATTAGAGAATTTATTCTCACTAAAAATTGTACTAGCAGAACCAACCTGAGTTGGATTCTTAATAATGCCAATCTGAGCAAATCTTGTGTCTAGAGGGAAATCTCTAGTAGAATCATCAAAACGAGCATATACTAAAACACGATCTGTACCCAATTCTTCATAGATGTTATATCCATGTCCTCTAGCAGGAGGAATAATTGGTATTAGATTTGCAAATCCAGTTGAACCCGAATTAATAGTAGAAAGATCAACTCTTCCATAAGAATAATTTTTTCCACCAGATGAAACGGTAACATCTGTAATTTTTCCGCCTGTTACATCAACAACAACTCTACCACCCGTTCCATCACCTAGAATATCTAATTCTGCTTCAGTTGTATTATATCCAGATCCCTGGTTTTCAATGTATACAGTTTTAATTTGATTTTCATTTAGAAGAGAATCACCATTCTCTCTCATTGAAATAATTTGTGTGTCAGTACTATCTTCCCAATCATTGGGAACAGGAATATATTCAATAGAGTCAAACTTAATAATATCACTAGGAGCAACAGTGAACAAATACTTCCAAATATAACCATCACCACTTTCACCTGCTCTAGATGGTTCTAGATCTACGAATGTTGGTTCATCTTGTGAGAAGTTGCCAGATACATTCACTGAAGATGATCCGTTTTCAATACAGATATAAACTCTGAAATCACTATTCATTACATAGTAATTTGCATCATATAATCTAGCAGAGTTTGTTTGGGGTGATGGATTGGTGACACTATAATCGTGCCTGTACATTTCATATACAGTTCCTTCTTTCCAATCTATTCTCCTAACCAGTCTACGAATATCTTTTTTCGTGATTTTTTTACCAAAAATCATCGTATCTTTTACGTGAGACAGATAATTCAGGTTATCAACGGGCGCAGGAGTATTTGAATCCCAAGTATCTGACCGACCAAATCCAACAATACCTGGATTAGGAAGACTCAAGAAAACATAATAGGAATTATTCGGATCACTAACCGAATCAACAAAATTACCTGCGTTTAATATTCTAAATTGATCTGTGACAATGGCAGCCATATTACTAGCTTTTTTCTATATTTATAAGTTAACTGGGAAACTCTTTTCTGAGAGCACCAATGTCTCTCAGTCCAAATCCACGTCTTTGGAAAGATGGGAATGTTGATAGTCCAGAATCAACATTTAATCCAGTAACAGCAATTGAGATTGATCCAGAGGATCTTGTAAATCCTGCCAATCTACCCCAAGAGAATCTTCCAGCAAAATCACTTGAGATTGCAACAACGTTGCTAGTTGTAGAAAGAATGTTACTGGTAATAATACCGGTAAATGCGTTTTTGGAAATCGCATGTACGTAGTATATATTGTCAGCAAAGGTTGATCCAATACCAACAGTAGAACTATCTTGACCGTCAATTGATGTAATACCATTTCCAATGCCAGTTTGAGTAACCTTAATTGGATATCCAACTTGTAAAGATTCAAAGTTTGTATTGGCGTCGAATGCAATATCAAATCTGAGTGCCAGTGAATTACCACCAGTACCAGTAGTTGTTCCAATTCCAGTAATAATACCTGCAAATCCATCAACAAATCTGATTCCAGAAATTAATTCTGATTGCATATTTGGAAGAGGTGCAATAACCGCAGGTAGCGTATCCCCAGTATATCCAGCACCAACAGTTGTAACTGAAGTGAGAGTTACGATACCAGATGAATTGACCGAGGCAGTTGCTTCTGCGAGTTCTTGATCTTGATATCTACCAAACTCAAATCCATTTACAAGTTCTGCAGTATTTGATGCAGATTTACTGAGAGTAATGTTACCACCACCTGTACCAGCAAGTCCAATGATTGTTGTAGATGTATCTAAGATATTGGGAATTTCTTTTAGTGTTTGACCGATCTCCAATGATTCTGTATTGATTCCGATAATTACATCAGATCCAATACCCAGAGTTCCAACTCTGTCAATAATATCTGCTTTAAATACTGTTCCAATACCACCAATTGGTTTTCCAATTCTCAATGTTACAGTTGAGTTAGGTGCATATCCACTACCACCACTGAGAACATCAATTGAAGAAATGGTTCCAAGTCCAGAAACTATTGCGGATAAACCAGCACCAACTGGATCTTGGCGATCAACAATTAATAAACCATTAACTGATTGAATCTCAACAGTGGATTCATTTTCTTCATAGTTGAAGAATTGTGCATCATCTACGAAGAGTTCTTCATCTGTACTCAGGAAGTTTTTAATAACTTTTGCGGTTGGGAAAACCATACCTTCAATAGAATCTCTTGCTTTAGATTCAACCAAATCGTTAATGAAGAGATCTCTCTTTTGCTTAGACCAATCAATAGGTTTGAAGTTATTTTCATCAATACCATCACCAAGATAAATTCCTGTTTCAACAATATCAGAAGAAAGAATGTTACTTACAATTCTTGGTGTCTGACTAACAGTGGTTGAGTTGCCATCATTCTTGAGAATGTGGAGATTATCACCAGGTTTGATAGTTTCGGGAACATCAACCTGCACACTATCAACAGCTCTAGTTCCTCTGTAGAAGAAAATGTCAATGCTATCATTTTTCTTAGGTGCTTCACTGAATCTAAATGTAGTACCACCTTCAAATGTATAGGACACTTTTGGTTCCTGCATTACACCGTTTACATAAACCAGGAGAATAGTATCAAAATCAATTAGTGCTGATGTTGCATCAGAAATGTCTTTCTGGAAACTTAGTAATTGATTATTGAAGAATAGTGGGAATCTCTTCCTTTTACCATCTTGAAGATTTGCAATATTATCAATGTAATCAAATTCACCAAGTTGAATAGATGAGAATGAATCCGAGAATACTTCTGTTACTGTGAATGTAACAGGATCAATTACCTTAATTAATCTATAGTCAGTAACCAATCCAACTGGTTCAAATACATCATTCAATCTGAAAGAATAACCTGGTTTTGTGATGTTGTATTCCTTAACTTCAAACATACTTGTTCCAATACCAACAGTGCTGCTATTTGGTGCAAGATCAAAAGTCATCGATAAACCAATACCAGTTGTTGATGTATTTCCAATACCCAATCTGGATATACCAGTGAATCTAAGATTTTCATAAGATGGATCAGCAACACTAATAATTGGGTTTACATAATTAGAACCACCATCAGTAATTGTAAAGAACAACGAACCACCAGTATGCGCTGGAGAATGTCCAGCATTAATGGTGAAGTTATTTGCGTCAACAACTGTAACTGCAGTAGTTACACCAGCAATAGGATCCTTTCCTGCACGAGGATATGGATGTAGTGTTTGGAAGTTATCCCTAGCACAACTGAATACCAGTGATCCAACATCAATTGTGATTGTATCATTTGTCGATAATCCATGACCAGTTGCTGTAATATTCAGAATTCCAGTTGCTGGATCATATGTTGTACCAGCGATCGGTGTCTTTTCATTTCCACTCTCAGAACCACTTTGCACATTGATTGCATTTGCAGATGCAGATTCGAATCTTTGTGTATTGGGAACAACCTCGGCAGTAATTGTAGCACCTGTACCAGCGCCTCCACCAACACCAACAGGAACTGATATGGTATTGGCATCAATTACAGTAATTGCAACGTTTACGTTGCCTCCTGCGGGGTCTGTTGCTCTTGGATATGTGTGCTCAGTCCTATGATTATCTCTAGAGCAAGTGAATACAAATGCGTCTTGAACTAGTTGTACATTACCACTTGATCTTCCATGTGATGGAATTGTTAGGGTAAGAGTACCAGCAAGTGAATCATAAACAGCATTCGTTGGAGTGAATGGTCCACCAGTGCCAGTAACAGAATTTGCTGCTGCTCTTACAAACTTATGTACATAAATTTCATCAGTAACAGCAACTCCAACTTGTCCTCTATAACCAGAACCAAAGTTGTGCCTGTTATTATTAAAATATTCACGAACTGAACCAAATCCAACATATGTGTGAGGAATTGTAGAAACACCAACATTTGTTCTAAATGTAGTTCCTGAAGTAATTCCTAGGATTGGATAATCAAATCCTTGTGTACTATCTGGGAATGTTGTTGTGGTAACACCAGCATGCGGTGCTGCACAAGAGAACTCTAGATTTTCAAAGAATGCTCTTTGATCTAGTCCAATAAATCCATGGTTACCATCTGTTGTAATCTCAAGAACACCAGTAACATTGTCATAAGATGCAGTACTGATTGAATAAACCTTTCTACCATAAGTTGGAATACCAACAACATTGGAGATTGATTTACCAGCACCGATTTCTGCATCAATTTGAGCACCAACTAAAGGTGCATATCCCAATCCACCAGTAGAAGCAACTGAAATAATAACGCCACCTCTTGGAAGTTGATTCTGATTAACATCGGAATCAACAGTTAGAATATTATCTGTTCCAGGAATTTTAATTCCAGTAAACGTTATACTGGAGATTCCTGCAGATTCCTCAAACCCATAGTTATTTCCACTATTATTTGTTGTATTTGGAGTTTGGAAGATATCGTTAATGAATACAATGTTGCTTCCTGCCTCAAGTCCTATAGCATTTTCTCCTTCATTGAAGACACTGAATGTTCTACCAATTCCATTAAATCC